CCAAGTAGAACTGGCGGTGGCGCTAATGTGGTAGACTCTACATATAATCCTATGTCTATCTTGGAAGATTACTTCTTCGCTGTAACAAGCGAAGGCCGTGGTTCTAAAGTCGAGGTATTACCAGGTGGTGAGAACTTAGGCGATATTGATGACTTGCGTTACTTTAATAACAAGATGCTTCGTGCTCTTGGAGTTCCTAGTTCGTACTTGCCGACAGGTCCGGAGGATGGAACAGCAGCAATGAGTGATGGTAAAGTTGGTACAGCATTTATCCAAGAGTTCCGATTCTCTAAGGTTGTAGCACGTTATCAGAAACAGATTATCGAACCTATTGATATGGAATTTAAGTTATTCTTAAAGTTCCGTGGTATCACCATTGATAATAGTTTATTTGCAATAGAGTTTACACCTCCACAATCATTCTCTGAATATCGTCAGCTTGAACTTGATTCAGCACGTATTAACACGTTTACAGCATTAATGGATGTTCCGTTTGTATCAAAGAGGTATATCTTAAAGACGTATCTACATTGGTCAGAAGAACAAATATCCGAAAATGAGCGTATGTGGAAAGAAGAGCGTAGTCGCTTAACCAAGACATTTGCCCCAGATCAGCAAGCTGGCGGTTCTGCACCATCAGGATTATCTGATATAGGCATTACTAGTTCGGGTATCGACGATATGGCACCTGAAGGCGAGGAAGGATCAGAGGGTGCAGCACCGGGCGATACTGGTGCCACAGATGCCGAAGTAGGCGGCTTTGGTAACCAATAATAGATAAATAAGAATATGAGAGCAAAAGAATTATTATGTGAGTTTTATGATCCAGCCGATGATCAACTAGGTCAGGCTAAACTGGATGATACTCGTCGCCCTCGGTTAACTATGCTCCATATTCAAAAGTTAAGAAAATCTCGTGACGTTGAAAAATACGAAAAAGCTCAGCATCTAGAGTTTCTTCCTGACATGTACGGTGCAGCGCCAGATGATTCAGGTGGCGGAATGGGCGCAGTACCTGGTATGTAAAGTAGTAGTTTATCTCGTGTACAACGAGGCTAAATAATACTGCGAATCAAAAATATCAATTAATGGCATCTTTTATAGCCATATCTCCCTACAATCTCCCTCTACGAGTTAAATACAAATAATACTAATAAATAGTATATTGGATATATTAATTTAACCTAGGAGAAATTAGGAATGTCACAACAAAAAAAGCTTGAAAGGGTTTTGGATCTGCTATTAAGCGAAGATTCAGATCAGGCATCAGAATTACTCCACCAAATCATTGTAGAAAAAGCTCGTGTAATTTATGAAAGCATTGTCGATGAAGAAGATGATGTTGAAGAAAAGAAAGACGAACTTGATGAATCTGAAGATGAAGTTGGTGGTGAGCCTAACAAAGATTTCACAGATGAAATTGGCGCCGACCAAGACGAAGTCGATGGCGATCACCAGAATGACGGTGAAGCTGAAGAAGACGACGGTGAGGAAGACGGCGACGAAGATAGTGATGATGAATTCGGCGACGATGAAGGCGGCGAAGGTACTACAGAAGAACGTGTAGAAGACCTAGAAACACAACTTGCTGAACTCCGTGCAGAATTTGACCAGTTAATGGGCGATGAAATGCAAGAGCCAGAACACGCAGACATGGCAGATGAATTCGGCGGCGAAGACGAAGTCGAACCAGCCGGTGATGAATTCGGCGATGCAGGTGGAGCACCTGATTTCGGTGGCGGCGGCGAAGAACACGTTGTCGGCGAAGTAGTTGCTAGAATCTCTGAAAAGAAGAAGGCTGAAAAACTTAAGGTTGCTGCACAAGCAAAAGATAAAAACAAAGACAAAAAAGTCGACGAAGAAACTAAGTTTCTAAACAAAGTTGCTGATACTGGCCAACGTGGCACAGCAAAATTAGTCGGAACTGGCAAGGACTCACCATTAGGTGCTGAACAAAACAAGTCTTCGTTTACAAATATTCCTGCACGTAAAGACTACGGTGGAAAGCCAACTAAGGTTGGTGGCAACGGTGGATCCGGTGGCGAATATGGAAAATACAATGGAGATACAGCGGCAGATAAGACACCTACAGACAATGTAAATCTTAAGCCAAAGAATTCTTCAGTTAAGGCTGACACTACTGCTAAGTTTACTGGTGGTAAGGTTGCAGGTGATGGATTCTCAAAGTCTCCACTATCTAAGAAACCAAGTGGCGCTAGGTAAGGAAATATAATGGCCATGGCAAATAAACTGTACGAGTATCTGTCCTTCGACAAGGCACACGTTCAACTTCTAGAAGAAGATAACAAGACTGGTGGTAAAGATCTTTGCATGAAAGGGATCTTTATTCAGGGTGACGTAAGAAACCAAAATCAGCGTGTTTATCCTATTCGTGAAATTGCCAGAGCTGTAAATTCTATTACAGAAAAGTTAAGTAGCGGTCAATCAGTTATGGGAGAGCTCGACCATCCGGAAGAGCTTTCGATTAACCTTGACCGTGTGGCCCATCTTATCACTGAAATGTGGATGGATGGTGCAGATGGATACGGAAAGTTGAAGATTGTTCCAACTCCGATGGGCAACATTGTAAAGACATTGTTACAGTCGGGAGCGAAGTTGGGTGTATCTTCCCGTGGTTCTGGAAACGTAGGTGATGATGGTGCAGTTTCGGATTTCGAGATTATCACTGTTGACATCGTAGCACAACCAAGTGCGCCAAATGCGTTTCCTAGGACAATATATGAAAGTCTTTTTAACATGAAGGGTGGCTCGAGAGTAATGGGAACCGCAAGGGAAGCATTAACGGAAGCCGCTGCACAGAGACAGCTTGTTAAAGACATTCAGAGATTTATTCAAGAGTTAAAAATTTAAGGGGAACTCAAGATGGCAAAAAAAATTGATGAGATCTTGAGCGAAAGCGTTGGCTTATCCGAAGAAACTAGAGGCCAAATTATTGGTCTTTGGGAATCTAGATTATCTGAAGCGCGTGAAGAAGTTGCTGCAACACTCCGTGAGGAATTTGCACGTAAGTTCGAACATGACAAGGGTACTTTAGTAGAATCGATGGATCGTTTCTTAACAGACAAAGTCCGCGTTGAACTCGAAGAATTCGCCGATGACAAGAGAAAACTTGTCGCAGAACGAATTGCCTACAAAGGCAAGTTAGTAGAACACACAGGAATGTTAAACAAATTCATCACAGAAGCTGTAGCAAAAGAAATGAAAGAATTCTATGCCGAAAAGAAGGCAATGAAGGAAAACTTTGGAAAACTAGAAAACTTTCTGTTGAAGCAACTTGCCGAAGAAATTCGCGAGTTCCGCGCAGACAAGAAGTCCCTAGTAGAACAGAAAGTCAAAATGGTTACCGAAGGTAAACAGAAGCTACAAGAAACAAAAACACAGTTTATCAAGCGTGCTGCTCAAATCATTGAGTCTAACATTGAAAAGACTTTGCGTAATGAAATCGGACAATTCAAGGATGACATTCGTGTTGCTCGTGAAAACGACTTCGGACGTAAAATCTTTGAAAGTGTAGCCGCTGAATTCATGACTTCATATCTTAATGAAGGTACAGAACTGAAGAAACTACAAAAAGTTGTCGAATCGAAAAATACGAAAATTGCTTCCTTAACTGAATCAGTTAAAAAGAGCAGTGGACTTATGGAAAGATTAGATGGCAGATTGAAAGCAACTCAGGACTTAGTCGAAAGACAAAAAGTTATGAGTGAATTACTAGCACCATTGTCTAAGGACAAGAAGTCAGTAATGAAAGAATTGCTCGAATCGGTACAGACAAAGAATTTGCAAGGACAATACAACAAGTATTTGCCAAGCGTTCTGAATGAGGCTGTTGAACGTAAACCTGCTGCTGCAAAGCCACAGTTGAACGAAGCAACATTGTCTGCCAATACAGGCAACAGAGTGAAGGTCACTCAGGATGAAGATTCGGGTGAATCTTCAGAATTAAATCATATATTGTCCTTAGCCGGAATTAGAAAGTAATCTAGGAGAAATTATAATGGCAACAAAGCTATTTGAATCAAATTGGGGCGCTACAAAAACCGCTCTATTAGAAGGCCTAACAGGAACCCGTCGCCAATCAATGGACGTAGTGTTTGAAAACACTCGTAGATACTTGGCTGAATCGGCAACCGCAGGCGCAACACAAGCAGGTAATATTGCTGTACTTAACAAGGTCATGCTACCGTTAATTCGACGTGTCATGCCTACAGTTATTGCAAACGAAATCATGGGTGTTCAGCCTATGACAGGACCTGTAGGTCAAATCCACACATTGCGCGTTCGCTATGCGAATTCCGCAGCTGGCGTAACAGCTGGTACAGAAGCACTTGGTCCATTCGAAATTGCTAAGGCATATTCGGGTAACGAAGTTGCTGCTGATCCTGCTGCTGCATCTACAGCAAGAATGGAAGGTATCCCAGGTAACAAGTTAAGCATCCAAATCTTGAAAGAGACAGTGGAAGCTAAGACACGTAAGTTATCTGCTCGCTGGACATTTGAAGCTGCACAAGATGCAAATGCTATTCACGGTATTGACATCGAAGCAGAAATCATGCAAGCCCTTGCACAAGAAATCACAGTTGAAATCGACCAGGAAATGATCTACAAGTTAGGTTCATTAGTTCCAGTTGCTCCAACAACATTCAATCAAGCTGCTGTATCAGGTACAGCAACATACGTTGGTGACGA